GGTTCTGAAGGAACGTATTATTTTCCTAATTGTGGTAAATGTGTGTATCATGCAATAACCACAGAGTCATTCTCTTTAAAATATCCACCTAAAGGTGAATACATATTATCCGTTAGTGATGTATGTGATGAAAAATGGGTTACCAATAAACATACAGGTTCAATAATTATTAAATAATAAAAAAATGAAAATAGCAAAATTTGTATTAATATTACTAGCGGTATTGTTAGTAATAATTATCTTCCACGCCATTTGGATTGGAATATTAGTATTCGCTTACTTGGTGAAATACTTAGCGATAGCAGGTGTTATCACATGGATTATATATTTGTTTAACAAAAAAGGTAAAAAAGATATCAAATAATTTTTTTATTTGATATCTTTTCGTATCTTTGTTAAAAATTTATAGCACATGGAAAATACTATATTAGTTTCTCTCGATGGTAGAGAAGATTTCGCAAACGAAGTAGTTGATTTTATCGTTAATCATAAGATTAAAAATAAAGTATCTTTAGATACCGTAACTAGTCAAAAATTCTCTGATGGAGAATTATGTCCTGATTTTGATAATTCTATCAGAGGTAAGCGTGTTTACATTCTTACTAGTGCAAACAATTCTGATAAAATTATGAACCTTAATTTGGCTATTGATGCCGCTAAACGTGCAGCAGCCAAAGAAATCATTCCAATTCTACCTTATTTTCCATATGCTCGTCAAGACAAGAAAGACCAAAAACGTGGACCTATTGGTGCTAAGGTTATTGCTGAAATGCTTGAGCAACGTGGAGCCACAGGTGTTATTACATTTGATTTACATGCTGACCAAATTCAAGGATTCTTCAACATTCCAGTAACTCACTTGGAAGGTAAGAACGTGTTTAGTGAATACATCGCTAGCATTGCAACCGAAGACACAATATTATGTGGTCCTGATGCAGGGTCTGGTAAACGTGTTGAAAGAATGAAAAAAGAATTGGATAAAACCTATGGGTTAGATTTAGATTTCGTTTTGATGTACAAAACTAGAGCAAAAGCTAACGTTATCGATACTATGTCGGTTATTGGTAATGTAACTGGTAAAGACGTTATTATCTTAGATGATATGGTTGATACTGCTGGAACACTTTGCAAGGCCGCAGAAGTCCTTATGGAAGCTGGTGCAAAGAGTGTAAGAGCAATTATCAGTCACGGAATTTGTTCTGGACCAGCTCTTGGTCGTATTGAAAAATCAGTACTTACTGAATTGGTGATAAGTAACTCGTTACCAAAACCAGTTGACCATAATGGTATGTACAGCAACAATAAAATAAACGTAATTAGCATGGCTAAACAAATTGGTATTGCTATGAGTGCTATCAATAGCAGTTCTAGTTACGAAGGTCTTAAAAAAGAACGTTGGTAATGGAAAAAGGGTATAAGATATTAAAAAAAGCGTTTCCTAAAGAAACTTTAGAGTTAATTTCTAGAGATTTTGAAACTGTTGCGTTGCAATGCGAAACAAATAACGTTTTCAAAACCAAAAATGGTGATGTAAAACAAATTCAAAATTGTCAAAACTATGTTATATTCAGATTAATTTCTGATTATATAAAAAGAAATTTAGGTTATGATGGCGAAGTGCTTAATATGCAATACTTTATCAAACATCCAGAGTATAAAATAACTGCACCTCACCAAGATGGTGCTTATTTTGACAACGTGGATGATGACATTCTCACTTTCTGGATTCCATTGCACGATGTTAATGTATCTACTTCAACAATGTTTTATCATGATTGGGATGGGAAACGAGAAATCCTTAAACATGAAGATTGTGGTAGTAATCTAAGAACAAGAACTGGTAAGACTGGTATGTCACAATGTATTACGGATATACCATTGGAAGAGTTCACACCAGTAGAATTAAAATACGGTGATTGTGTTGTCCATAATCAATTCTCTGTTCATTACTCGAATGAGAATTCGACTAGTAAGCCTAGAATAGCGATAACATGTATAATTAAATTAAATAAAAAATGAAGATAAATTATTTAGGTGATACTAAAAAATATCCAGCATTATTTGCCATTATGGATGAAATAGAAATTTTAAAACCAAAAAACCAAAAGTGTGTTAAAAGTTTAATTTTCGAATTATCTAATATTTTAATGAAACACTCTAAAATATTAGATAAAGGTTTACAAAAATACATTATAAAGTTAATTAAACAAGATTTCATTTTAAGGGTTGATTTATTAAATAATAATTACAATCCTAATTTGCGTAATCATTTAAAAAATCTGATAGTAGCCAGAACAAAAGAAGTTGAAGTTAAATTAAAAAATACTGACATACATTATAAAAAATAACATGAAAAAATTACTATTATTCTTTACAATTATCCTTATGGTTAGTTGTAAACCAGAAACTCCAGTGGTAGAACAACCACAAAATTATACTAATTGGGAAGTTGAAGTTAAATACTTAGACAAAACCGTTGATACCATTGTCGTAAGAAGTATTGATAGACCTTTTTTATATATCAGTGACCATGTATCAATAGTATCACAGGGTGACTCATATGCACCAGTGGCTAGTTATGTAAAATCAGCAAGTATTTTAAATTAAAAATAAATGAAAGAAAAGTTACAAAATCTGTTATATTCATTTGCAAATAAAACCATAGTTAAAGGTACTAGTGGATATGACTTGTTGTATGAAACAATACAATACCACCCAGAAAAAGATGAAAAAATTGGTGTTGGTATTGATTATTTTTTCGTCCAACCATCTAAATGGAATAGAAAACAGTTTAATTTTATGATTAAACGAACCGATGGTTCTCAGGTTGATTTTAGTTTTATGTCATGTTTAAAAAAAGATAAAACAGTTAAAAATCATTGGAATCAAATCTTTAGAGAAATAATTAAAACTCAAACGGATGATTTCAGAGAAAAAGCTTTTGAAAACGTTGGTATTAAAGATAAGTTTGTTTGTAGTCACACAAAGTTAAAGTTTAGTAAAAGAAACGCACATGTTGACCATGTTTATCCACTAACTTTTGATAGTATATATAAAGAGTTTATCTCAATAAATAAGTTAGATTTATCTAAGTTAGAATTAACGAAAGATACTGGAACATCAGAAATTGTTAAATTGGTTGACACTAAATTAAGACAAAAATTTTATGAATTTCATGCTGAAAGATGTGTGTTACGCATAGTCTGTAGTTCAGCTAATTTACAAGCAAAAAATACTAGTGATTATAATAAAGAAAACCCTAGTATTATTAAAGAAAATTTATTAAAAGAATATCCACAATATCATATAATATAACATGGGAAAAGATAAAAGTCTTTCAGATAGAATGAAAGAATATGAACAATGTTATGGGTACAAGGTTCCAAACAGGTCTTACGTAATTGTACGTTTAGATGGTGTTGGTTTCAGCAAGTACACCAAACAATTTGAGAAACCATTCGATGATACATTATCAAATACAATGGATTTCGCAACAATGGAATTGTGTAAACAATTCAACCCTAAGATGGCTTATACTCAGTCAGATGAGATTAGCCTTATCTTCACCAACCTAGATAATATCAATTCAGAATTGATTTATGATGGAAAGGTACAGAAGATTTGTAGTATCACAGCTGCTAGAGCAACTGAAGCTTTTAATAGCTTCATGCTTAGGTTCTTAGCCACGTTCAAATATAAACCAGAAGACTTGGTTAAACAAATCACATCTGGTACTTTAAATGAACTTGGTGCTATCTTTGATGCTAGGGTATTTGTTATCCCTGATATCACAGAGGTTTATAACTATTTTGTTTGGAGACAGCAAGATTGTACTCGTAATAGTGTAAGTATGGCTGCTTCCGCTAATTTCTCACACAAGTTGTTAGAGGGTAAATCTGGTAGCGATAAACAAGAAATGTTGTTTAGTGAAAAAGGTATTAACTGGAATGATTACAAACCTAAATACAAAAGAGGTGTTGTGGTTAAGAAAGGAATTCTTTGGGTTGATGGCGAAAATGGTGAACCAGTGCAACGTAGCAAGTGGTTGCCAGATTATAATACACCAGAGTTCTCAAAAGACAGAGAATATCTACAAAATTTAATCCCAGTTAGTAAATAATTGGGATTAAGTTTGATTATCGTAAATATTAATCGTATATTTACAAAAATAACATTGAATTAATAATAGAAATTAGTGAAATTTAAAGATTTAACACCAGAAGAAGTAGAGTACGCAAGAGGTGTTTACCAAAACAAAGAACTATCATGGGATGATAGGATGAATAAATTGGTAACATTTTTTGGTAAGTCTGAAAGAACATGTCGTAAATGGTGTTCAGAAAGATTAGGGTTTAAAGAGAAGGTTGAGGTGGAACCAGAACAGTATCTTAAAGCCAAAGCCAAAACACATGATGAAACAAAAAGACGTTTCATTATTACATGGGCACAAAATAATACCCCAGTACACAAGGGATTTCTTAAAAATATCGAAGCTTATGCTGATTATATTAACGCTGACGTTCATGTCATCGCTGGTAGATATAAGAACCCAACAAGTATCTGGTCCAATGACCAAGAAAGCGAAGAATTTTGGGCTGAAGAAGTAGTTAAATACTTAGATGCCAACAGACACGATATTCACAAGTATGTATCTATCCTATCTGATATCAAAATTCAAGCAACTGCTGTTAATCCTATGACTGGGTTACAAGCGTTAAGTGGTGTTAATTCATCAATCTTTGGTAGTCCTAAGGTACAAATGGAGATGATTCCAGTATTAGAAGGTAACAAACCAAAGATTATGTTAACTACTGGTTCAATCACGAAAAAGAACTATACTGATTCTAAATCTGGTAAGACTGGTGAGTTTCACCATACCTTTGGATTTGTTATTGTTGAGATTAAAGACGATGAGACGTTTTTCGTTAGACAAGTAACTGCCGATGATAAAACTGGTAACTTTAGTGATTTATTCTATAGAGTTGAAAGTGGAAGTGTTACTGGATTAAGTACCATTGCTGCTGCTGTTCTAGGTGATATTCACTACGGACACCATGACCAAGAAGTCTTGGATTCAACGATGGGGTTATTAGAAGCGTTAACGCCAAAACATGTGATTCTTCACGATGTTTTTGATGGAAATTCTATAAGCCATCACGAAATGAAAGACCCTTTTATCCAATATGGTAAAGAGGTTGCTGGAACCAATGACTTGGGTAAAGAAGTTGATGAAATGTTAGAAGGATTACAAGCTTTTGAGAAGTTTGATAATGTTGTGATTGTTAGAAGTAACCATGATGATTTCTTAGACCGATGGTTAAAGAACGAAGACTGGAAGAAACAACCAACTTACAAAAACTCAAGACTTTACATGAAAATGTCTGATATGTTGTTAGAACAATATGGTAGAGACCCTTACAATGTTAAAGGTGTGATTCCATGTATAATCAATGAGAAATTTCCTAAATTTATTACTCTAGGTAGAAGTGCCACATATAGAGTTAAAGACTGGGAGTTAGGACAACATGGTGATATTGGTTCAAATGGTAGTCGTGGTTCATTATTACAATTCCGTAAATTGAATACCAAGATTATTGTAGGACATTATCATAGTCCTGGAAGAAAAGATGGTGCATTGGCTGTTGGTACATCAACCAAATTAAGAGTTGGGTACAACAAAGGTGCTAGTACATGGTTACAATCACATGTAATTATACATAATGATGGAAGGTCGCAACACATAAATTTCATCAACGGAGAATATACAACATTTTAATTATGGGAAGTATTGAAATATTAGTAGATTTTGATGGAACGTGTACAACACATGATTTTCCAAATGTTGGTAGAGACATTGGTAGTGTTCCAGTATTGAAAAGGTTGGTAGAAAAAGGTCATAAGTTGATACTGTTTACTATGAGAAGCCACAGACCTTTTATTAATTTCAATGGTTCAACCAGAGATACACTTGATGAAGCTGTTCAATGGTTTGCGGAGAATGAAATACCGTTGTATGGAATAAATGTGAATCCTGACCAAAAAAATTGGACAGATAGTCCTAAAGCTTTTGGTCAACTTTTGATTGATGATATTGCATTGGGTTGTCCTTTGATACATAACCGAAAAATACATCAAAGACCTTTTGTTGATTGGGGTAAGGTGGAAGAATTATTAATTGAAAAAGGGTTAATTTAAAAATAAATGCAAAGATGCTTGTTTATGTAAATATAATTAGTATCTTTGCATTATTAATTTAAGAGTATGGCAAAAGTATTAGCGGCTGGGATATTCCTAGTGAATAAAGAAAACCAAATTTTGATTTGTCATCCGACTAATCATCCAGCAGATGTTTGGAGTATTCCAAAAGGTAAGATTGAAAATGGTGAAGAAGCACTTGATGCTGCTATTCGTGAAACATATGAAGAAACCAATATCGATTTACATGATGTTAGTCATTTCACACCATTAGAAATACAAACTTATTCACATAAAAAGAAATCATTGTCAGGATTCTTGGTTTTAGAAACTGAAAATCTTCTGATTGATTTTGATTCATTTGAATTAAAATGTAACTCAAACGTACCAAAAGCACGTGGAGGTTTCCCTGAAATGGATGATTATGCATGGGTTGATATTGAAATTGCAAGAGATTTGCTTCATCCAACTCAAGTAGCATCGTTAGATAAAATAGAAGAATTAATAAAAAAATAATAATAACAATAAAAAGAAAAAAAATGAAAGAAGGAAAAAATTATGAAACATTCATAAAAGAAGAGTTATCAAAAGGTAAGGTTGTGTTTATTAATAAAATAAATGAAGATATTGATGGTTTTAGTAATTTTGATATTGCTAAAAGTTTTGATAATAAACAAGCTTTTATTGACTGGTATAATAAAGAACAAACTGAAAAAGAATGTGATTATACTGTCTATAGAACAGCTGAACAAGCGTGGGTATTAAGTTGTAATAACGCATATACTGAATACATATCTAGATATGATGATAACTATGATGAAATTTATTCTGCTGAAACCTTTAGAGAAAAACTTAGAGCAATAAAATCTTATGATGAATTCATCAAAGATATTGATGTTAATTCTTTTGTTGATGGTTTTTATGATTGGGAAGATTTAAAATTTCCTTTTGTTGATGAAGAAAATGTTAAACATGTATTGGATATGAACATATACATAGAAAAAACAGATGAAGATGTTAAAACCACTAGAAGTTTTGAAATTCACTTTAATTAATGATACTAGATTTACACGGAACTAAACATTCAGACGTTACAAGAAAGTTAGATACTTTCGTTTGGGAAGCCATGCAAACCAAGATTGACCAAATAGAAATTATCACTGGAAAATCTTCTGAAATGCAAACACTAGTAAAAGAGTGTTTGAGTGAATATGGTCTTACAAGCAACAATGATTTGTTTAGTGAAGGTAGTCTTAGATTTGATTTATAATGTGGTACGTTTATATCTTAGAATGTTCTGATGGAACGTTATATACTGGGATAACCACAGACCTCGATAAGAGGCTTAAAACACATAATAACGGTAAGGGTGCTAAATATACCAAAGCTAGACTTCCAGTCGTTCTAAAGGCCTCATTTGAGTCCGAGGATAGAAGTACTGCAAGTAAAGAAGAATATAGAATAAAACAACTTACCAGAAAAGAAAAATTAAAATTGATTAATGAACAAAGCAATTGAAGTTCAAGCACCTAATTCAGTTACTATTGACCAAGAATACGTAAATATATTCTTGGCTGGTAGCATCGAAATGGGAGTAGCTGAGAAATGGCAAGAGAAAGTTATTGCCGCACTATCTGATAAACCAATCAGATTTCTTAACCCAAGACGTGAGGATTGGGATTCATCTTGGAAACAAGATATTCATAATGATAACTTTGTTGAGCAAGTTGTATGGGAATTGAGTTCTTTAGAATTGGCTCAGATTGTTATCATGTATTTTGACCCAAACACAAAATCCCCAATTTCATTATTGGAGTTAGGATTACACGCCAAAGAACAAAAGTTGGTTGTGTTATGTCCAGAAGGTTTCTGGAGAAAAGGTAATGTAGATGTGGTATGTGAGTACTACGGCATTAACCAAGTTGACACATTTGACGAATTGATTGAATTTATTAGAAATACAATATGAAAAAACAAGTTAGAAAAGAAAAACTAAACGGAGAAATTAAGTTCCAAAACATTAGATTAACTGGTGAAGGTTTTAAAGGTGAAATCGTCACTTTAAAAGAAGCGTTAGCGAAAGCTAATGAATTGGGATTGGATTTAGTTTTGGTTACTGAAACCAATGACATTGGTGTTTGCAAGATTATGAACTACGAGAAGTTCATGTACGAGCAAAGCAAAAAACCCAAAAACAAAGGGTTAGACGTAAAAGAAGTTAAACTTGGCCCAAACATGGCCGAGAATGATTTGGAGTATCGTACCAAACACATTATTGAGTTTCTTCAAAAAGGGCATAAAGTTAAACTATCA